TATTTGATTTATAGTATCGCCATTTCCTCTCAAATATGGAAAATTATACCAAAACCCTGTTTCATCAGCAGCATAAAGAGATACATATGAATCTATATCTTTACCAGAAGTAAAATTTTTAGCTTGTTGTAATATTTCAAGCAAATTAGCTGCCCATGTTCCTAATTTTAAAACCTTTTCAGTTACAAATATATTTGGAACTTCATCAACATTAGTATAATTTGACCAACGCATTGTATTGGTAACGTCAATAAGACCAGAACCTTTTGGTTTTAAAACAGCATAAGGTGATGCTAAATTTGATATACCTACACCCAAAATTGTAGCCTTTTCATCCTCAACAGTAAAATAATTGTTGGATGCAAAAGCACTATTAATTCCAGATGATCCTGATGGCATATATTAATATTTAGACTGCGGTTCTCCTTGTGAGTGGTGATAAGTTACCAGAATAATCCCACCAACGATCTCTGGAACTAGAAATAGCATCAAATGATGCATGTTCATTGGAACCACCAGCAGGAGCTACACTTGTATTAACAACAATAGGTTTGTTTGCACTTGCCATTAATGCTTCAAAAACTTTATTTATTCCTTCTAACATACTTCTTTGTATATCATCATTTCTTTGTTGAATTGGATTGATATTGTTTTGTTGAGATTGTGCAGGTTGAGTAGCTTCATATTTTGGAGCTTCACCATCTTTTAATATTTTTGGAACTTCTTTTGAATCCGGTATATAATTTAAATTATTTTGTCTTTTATCATCACCATTTAATGAATCAAGATTAAACATTTGTTTAAACATTGATTGCATTGGATCAGTAGCATCATCTTTTTTAAGATCATTATTATTTTGATTAACATTTTCGTAATTTTTTTTAGATTTTTCATCTCTACGTTTTTGTAGTTTTTGTTGTTCTTCTGTAGTTAAATCTTTAAAATCCTTATTTAAATCTTCATCTTTAATCAAATCAACTTTATCCTTTACTGGTTCAACTGGAACACCAGTAGCCTTTGTAACATCATTTTTATCTGCATTTGTTACAGGCGGTGGCGGTGGGTTTGCTGGAGTTTGTTGCTGTTGTTGCTGTTCATCATTAGATATTCCATTATATTCAACACCTAATTTTTCAGCAATCCATTTTTGCCATGATGTCGGTAACCATGAAAACCAACCAAGAATAGTTTTACCAACTCTCTTTTTAAAGTTATCCATCATACTAGCGGTATCATAGCCTGTAATATTACCTTTTTTATCTATATTAGCACTATCTAGAAATCCTAATAAAAACATTGGAACTGCACCAAATAATGGAACAGCAGCCATTTTTTCCAATCCACCCTTAACACTATTAAAATCACCAGTTGCAAGACCACTAACAAATCCCCAAAGTCCTTCAACACCATTTAATATAGTTCCAATTACTGGTACTTTCTTTAAAAAACCATAAAAACCAGTCATTATATCACCAAGTGCTCCAAGTTTAGCACCTTGTTTATCTTCTGCTCCACCAGTTTTATAATCCAAGAAAGCATTAAGTGCAGCTGCACCTAATGATATAGGTAAAGCTAATGGTGCAAGTGGAGTGAATTCTAAAAGGTTAGCGACACCACCAACTAAATCAATCACGGCACCAACATAATCACCACCCTTAAATCTATCATAAGCAAAATATAAACTAATTAAACTACCAATTAAAGGTATGCCTTTTAATACAGTAGCACCAATACCTTTAAATAAACCACCAGCAATTTTTGGTAATAATCCTTTAAATATACCACCACCTTTAGCGGTGGCTGCTGCTCCTTCACCAACACCTTCAGCGGCTGGTAAAATCATTTTTATAGCACCTTTAAGTACATTCTCTATCAAGTCACCAAAAGAAGTAAAAGCTTTTCCTACGAGGCTTGTGATGCCACCAAAGGCTATTTTAAGACCACCCATAGTAAAGAATTTACCAATAGCTTCAGCAATGCCTTTAAATTTATCAAGAAAGTCTAATTTTGTACCTAATGCACTTTCAAGCCAAGGCTTTATTTTATCCCAAAATGCGGTGACAAGTAATGTGGCAACACCACCAATTGCCAAAAGCTTTCCTATCATACCTAAAAACCCACCTTCATCAGTTTTAGCAAGCATTTGATCTTGTTTATGTAAAGAATCTTTATAAAACTTTCTACGTTCTTCAGCTTCTTTGGGATCACCATGCATGTCTTTAAATAGACCTTCAAAAAACCTTTGAGTTTTATCCGAAAATTCTATTATATTTGATTCTGGCTCAAGAGTTTTTTGTTCCTCATTTTCTTTTTTATTAGTAGATTCTACAGGTAAAATCGCAGAAGCTAAAGTATCTTTAATTGGATTTGATGGATTATCTTTTGAGTTAGATTTTTTATCAGAATTTTCTTTTGGTTCATCCGGAACAGTTACATTTAACTGTTCTTTTATTTTCTTTCTATATTTTTCTATTTCAGTTTTAAAATCTTTTGGACTTTCATCTAAACCAAAAGGATTTAACATTTTTTTAATGTCTTCTTTTTTAATACCTTTAATTTCTTTTAAAAGAGGATCAATTACACGCTTTTTAAACTCATCTTTAAATGCCTGTGCTTCATCACTAGTTAAAAGTGATGCTATGTTTTCTGTACCTATATTATCTGCTGTAAATTCAGCCATATAGATACTTATTTTAATGTATTAATTTAACTCAAGAATAATAAGCTATCAATAGTTATAACTTTTGTATATTCACCTTCTTGAACGGATAAAACCTCATCCAATTCTTTTTTCCATTTTGAAACAGTTTCAAGTACTTGTTGGAGAAGACCACTAGGAATTTTCTCTATAAGATTTATTCTCTGTTTAAATGTCATACCATCAAGATCAATTTCAGCACCATTAATTGTTACAGTTTTGATATATTTTGAAGTTTCACCAATAAACGCAGTTGTAATAATTTTTTGGAAATCTTGATTAGTTTTTACATCTTCAGTCTTTTTATTTTGTTTAAACTCCGTATCATAATCTAATTCAACTTTTAATGTTGGATAACGAACAATTGCATCCAATTCCGTTTTATCATTTTTTAATGAACATTTAACTTCAGTTGGAGTGGTATATGTTTTAAATTTTTCAATTAATACATTAACATCAACATTTGAAGTTATATCATTTTTATCATCAAATTTTACTTTTAAATCACTAGTTATTTGGCTTTTTAATGACAAAGCTATAGAAGCTTTATCAGATAAATTTAATTCATTTATATCACCGTCAGATATTAAATTTTCTTTTAATATATTATAAAATACAGTAGAAAAACCTAAATTATAAACTGATGTATCCATTGCTGCACCCAACAATTCTTTTTGTTGTTTTGCATTAATTTCTTTAAACGTCCAATTTGTATTCTTTGATGGAATATAAGCATCAACTGTAAAAGAATTTGAAACCTCATTTAGGGCATTAAATGCTTCATTAAAATTTAATACATTAATATCATTCATAATGGTATTTACTATACAGTCTCCCCAAATTCAAGTGCCAAATCTTTAATCGCACTACTCATTTCGGAACCACCTTTTTCTCTTTTTTGTTGATCTTGTATTATACTGATATATATATTTCTTTCTGATGGTGATAGAGTTAATACATATTCTGGATTAATTTTACAGTTTGCTAAAAAATAAATTTCAGAGTAAATTGATTTAATATCATATGAAAAAATCATTTTTATATGCTCTATAATACTTAAATTATATATGTTAAATCGTTGTTCTTTAAACGTTGAAACTGTAAATATTTCAGAAGTTATTAATTGTTTTAATGCATCAAAAACTTTATTTTGCACATTTATTTTTAAATGTAAAGGTAACGTATCTAACAAATTATTCTTTTGTTCATTGTTAAAATTATTGAAATTTATATTTTTATCATTAATAGTTATACATTCTATAAATTCTTGAATAGATTCATTTATAGATTCATATATGTTTTTTTCTTTAATTAAAAAATCATTAAAAAGATTTATACTTGTCAATTTAGGCCAATTTAATTTTATTAATATGTTATTTTCTTTTATTGTATTATTGTTATCAGATTCAAAATAATTTGAAGCATTGTATAAATTAAAAAGATAATCTTTTAAGTTTAATTGAATTTTAGTTTTTGTACCTGTGTCTTTTAATATAAATTCTATTGTATTACCAACACTTAATGTTCTTATTTTTACTACAAGTAATACATATTCAATTATTGTAATTTTATATAATTCTTTATTATTTTTAACACAATTAAATAATATATCTAAAACAAAATTATGAAAATCTATTAAAGACTCTTTGTTATTACCAATTGATAAATTTGCTTTTGCAAGCATTATCTGTTCTTTTGTATTTAATTCCCTGTGAGATAATTTTATCTTAGTGTATGGTAAATCTAAACTATAATTGTAATATTCCACAATTAAATTTATGGCAATGCTAACATATTTCCAGTATTAGCATCTAAAATCGCATATCTATCATATACAAATTTTACTGCGCCATATTTTAAACCTTCTTCCATATAAGAATATGATTCACCGGGTAAACTAATAGGTGCCAAATTATAAAATCTATATACTTTTCTAATTTGCATTGGATTATAAGCACCAGCTTTTGCATACATCACAACATCAGCAAAATTACATTTTACATTTTTTTCAGAGTTTGGATTTCTGGCAATTAATCCATTATATCCAACGGAAATAACCCAAGGTCTAATTATTAAATCTAAAAAAGAAGCATTTGTTTCAAGCATCGTAACACCAAAAGGTTCATATTTTGTTCTATTATTTGCAGTAGCAGGTGCTTGAAATCCACCATAATCAAGACCCTCATTACCAGCAGAAACTGATTCTCCCGGTAATTGAACTTCTCTTGCAAACACACAACCCATCATATTATCAACGGATGATTGCATTTTGCCATCTAAAAGATATTTTGTTACATCAGAATTAAATGACCACTCCGCTCCAATTTCTTGTTTTCTTAAATTAGATTGTAAATTATTAAATAGACCATTAACGTTGGAAAAATCAAAATAAATTAACCACTGACTTGCAAGAGCTAATCCTGTAGGCCAGCTACCAAGCAAGTCCAGATAATATGAAAAAGGACTTTGATCACTATATGACATAAGAATACTTATGTCTAATTATCAATTAGCGAGATAATCTCCAGAACTGATAAGCGAGTGTTACTTGTTGTTCCAATACTTCACCAGCACTTGTGAGATTAACTGTTAAATCACCAATTGATGCTGGGTAAACACCAAATAATGTATATGTTCTAAGTGGGTTACCACTCTTATCCATAAGGGCCAACACTACTTGATTTGAAGAATCTTTACTTGGAATATTATAAGAACCAGTACTATTTGAATCATCAAATACTTGTCTTGTCCAATCTTCAAATTTTCTACGAATAGAAAGATTTGATGGAACACGGAATGTTATTTGCCACCCATTACTATTTGGATAGTTTGCTGTGCCGGGAACGTTAAACTGAAGTCCCATGAAAGGAACTTGTACGTTTGTAATTGCTCTTCCGGGGAGTGATGTTGAAGTTACATAAAGTAACTCTTGTGTTGTGAAGCGAACTCCTCCAAGTGATACTACTCTAAAAAGATTTTGACGAGCAAAATCATTTGTAATAGCTGCATCGTAGAAGTTCTCTATGCCTTGTGTGTCGAATAATCCTGCCATAATATTATTTATCCTTTATTAACCAACTAATTCAGAAAAATTAACTCCTGTTCTTGTTGCAATGAAATCAGCTAAGATAAACTCTGCTGCTCTTACTGGTTGGATGTAAATTGAAATTCTTAATTCATTATTATCAATTACATCAGGTGTGTTATTGGTTTCATCACAAACTAAAAGATAATCATATAGACCATTATTCAACTTAGCTTGATCGAAGATCGGCACCAACGCACCTTTAAGACGATTTCTCGTTGCAAATGTATTTGGTTCAAACACAAAGTATTTAAGTAATGCTTGTGCTTCTTTTTCTAAGGTTAAGAATAATCTACGAACATTGATTCTATCAAATGCTGATGGTTTACGGAACAATGTTTTTTGTCCATAAATTACGAATCCATCATTTGTGAAATATGCAATTGGATTTACATTAATCTTGTAAAGTAAATCTCTTTGCTTTTGTGTAGGATTGATTGCAATATCAACTACATTCTGTAATGTACCTCTATTGAAACCAGCTGGAGCAATCCAAGGATAAGCTGTTTGTGATGTTTGTGCAAATACAGCAGCAGCATAACCTGATGTTGGGAGCCAAACTTGTTTATTTGTGAATACATCATTGGTTTTTATCCAGTTACCGTATGTTGTAACATAACTACTTTGAACAGCACCAAAAAGATTCTTTAAAGGCCAAAATATATTATTTGAAAATACATAATTTTTTGAATTTGATACTTTAAAGTTTTCACCTTGTATAAAGATTGATCTAAGTGAATCTGCAATAAACACATGATCCTTTCTAGTTTGATCTGCAAAAGTTATGAATTGATTTGTGATGTCAGTGTATCCATCATAAGCAAAACCATCTACACTATCACCAGTTGTTGATAATAGTCCTTTTCCACTATTTGCAGTTGAACCCATTGTAAGATCAACATTATATGTTTCATCAAAAGTATATGTTGATGTTGCCTTATCTTTTTTTTGTACATAAGCACTTGACCATATTGTACCTAAACCAGCTTCTGCAATAACATCAACATTAATTGCATCATTATTTTCCAATGAATTTAAAACTCTTTGAAGTTTTAGTGGAACATTACCAAGATCTTTTACTGATGTATCAGTATCTGATACATAAACACCAGTTGCAAATAATGCTTGTGCTTCAGGGGTAACTCTTACAGATTTTGCAGGAATAGATCCTAACTTTGAATCATTTTTAATCCAAGTACCTTTTTGTGAAATATTTGGATTTGTAATAACCTTTATATTTTTTGATTTGTTTTTTACAACTGTATCAATAAAGAATGATGATGCAGTGCCACCATTTGGATTATTCTGTGTTCTATTTGCGTATAAAGAACCAGCATAACCTTCAGCAATCGAATAATCAAGCGTTACGGTATCTTGATTATACTGTGAAGTCTTGATTTTTACGAGTAATAATATAACACTATCATCAAAAGATTTTGTACCAAAATCATATCCTGTTGGATAATGTTCAACAACATATGATAAACTATTTGCAACATAACCAGTTACTGTTTGTGTTAAAGTAAAGCTTAAACGTGCTGGTGGTACAGTTGTAAAAGTTTGTAAATTATTATCATATCCTGTTACGGACTTAATACTATTAACACATGTGTGATTAGTTGATGGATTAAATGTTGAATTATCAGCCAAAACTACATAATAACCTTCATAAAGATTATTAACTGAAGTCTTTGATTCATTAATAACAATTAAACCAGCTTTACCTAAATCATCATATTTTGTAATTGCTTCAAGTGAATTATTTGAATTTACTTCCCAAGTAATGTCATTTGCAATTAATTTTTGATATTCATCATCACTAATTAAAAGTGAAGTTGGTGCACCTAAAGCATATTTAGTACTTGATTCATATGTACCACCCATGTATCCAGTAGATCCAATATATCCTTCGACTTCAGCTTGTGAATTATACCCACCACCTTGTAATAATACAATAGGTTGATTTACATATCCAGTTCCAGAATAATCAATAACAATTGCTGAAATTTGACCTACGAATGAACTTAATGCTGGATTTGAACTTAAAGATTGTGGGTAAATTACAGCATGAGCTTTTGCTTTATCCGAAACGTCTGTGTTATCAGAATTACCGCCTAAAAATTCCACAGTTGGTGCGGAAGTATACCCCATACCAGCATCTGTCAATAAAACAGATGTTACGCCAAATGTTTCTGTACTCACAGTATTTGATGAAATAGGATATGCAAGAACACTATAACTATTTGCATAACCAACACCATTACCAGATCCATAAGGGAATCTTGTAACCATAAGGTTTGCTGGTGAGTTTAAGAGAATTTGTTTTGCAGAATAGTAAAGATACCTTTCGGCACTATTTGTAGGTGTTCCAAATATTTGTTCATATTCGGATACACTGCTAACATTAACAAAGTCTTCTGTTGGACCTTGATCAGCAAATCCTGTTATGAGTACATCTGTTGAACCAATTGGTCTTGAGATTGTACTAAGGTCAATTTCATTGATTTGAACGCCGGGAGATGATATAGTTCTTTCTGACATAATTTATAATAATATTTATCTTTAGACTTACCCATTTTTATAAAATGTTTATTTTACTTCTTAAAAGGTAAATAGATATATGACAAAGTTTGATTTATATATCTATAATATACTTACAGAATCGAAGTGCACAAAATCAACTCAAAAGACACATTCCACAAGAAAAGGTAAGAAGTGGATGAAATGTGTTAAGAATCCTAAAGGTAAAGGGTATAAAAGAATTCATTGGGGTCAAGCTGGTGTTCGTGTAACTGGTAAGTCAGGAAACACAAAACGTAAAAAATCATTTCGTGCTAGACACAATTGTGCTCATGCAAAAGCGGGTACACCACAAGCAATGGCTTGCAAAGATTGGTAAACCAATAAGTATTCTTATGTCAAACAAATTTAATAATATATTCTCAAACTATCTTAAAGAAAATCTTTCAGAAGATGAAGCAACTGAGGTATTAGATAAAGTTAAACCCGAATTAACTGGAGAAGAACCATTACAATTAAACGATGGTGAAAAAGTTCTTAAAGCATTGATTGATCATCCAGAGATAACTCATATTGAAAAAGCTTATGAAAAAGCTGGTATCGCACCAGAAAAAGCTCAACCACTTTTAATTAAAATGGGATTGAACCCACTTGGTAGTAATGATGAACAATCAAAACAAGCAGATTTACAAAAAAAAGCATCACCAACCAATGCTAGTGCATCCACATCTTATGGTGTTAACACAAGTACACAAGGTGGTCAAACACCAGAATCATCAATTCAAGGTGTTTAATTAAAAAATAAATAAAATTATTATGAGTAAAAAAACCCGCCCTAAAAGGCAAGGTGTTAAGAAACAATCCGGTAGGATTGTTCATGAAACAACAAGTGTAGAAGCTGGTAAACAGCCTGATAACAGTCCATATGTATTTCAAAGAGATAAAATATCTTTTGATTTATCAATAAAAAATTTACCTTGGACAAATAAACAAAAAGAAATCATAGCAAGATTTTTAGATAAAGGTACAAAAGTATTGATGCTTAAAGGACCAGCAGGAACTTCTAAAACAACTCTTGCAATGTATTGTGGATTAACTCTTCTTAACATGAGAAGAAT